GCCGATAAGGGCATATCGCTATTTAACAATTCAAAGGTGTCGTAATGTCTGACGCTCCGATAAGCGCCAAGCGATTTGTTTTGGTATTTGCCCGTTATTCGTATTAGCAAAAGACTTCTTTTGCCTACTGGCGATATAGATTTTATAACCCCCTCTATGAATAGAGGTTCAAGGTTAAACAAAATTACTGTATCGCCAACTTTTAAATTTGCTACAGTTTTGGGTTTTTCTGATTTCATGGGATTCTAATCTCCAGTTTTCCATCTTTAATCGTAACGGCAATTGATTCAAAATGTCTCGCAATGCCCTTGCGCGGGTTTTTGGAAAACAGAGATAGCCATCTCCGATCCCCTCGATCTGCAATTGATAAGAGAGAAAGAAAGGTCGAGGGGTTAGAGTGATTTTTATTCCTGATCGAGATCGGTTATTCTAATTTCCTCGTGTTGATTCTTCTCTATACTTCATTCTCCATTCCTTAGCGTTAAACTTGCACATTGCTAAATGCGCTTTAAATCGCTCGACAGACTCTCTTTCTTCGACTTGTTTGACAATCCCTTTGGGATTTTCGGGATCGTGTTCCTTTATGGATTCCCAAGAAATAGCTTTTTCTTTTTCTTTCATTTTGATACTCCTTGTTTTAGGGATTTAACTTGACTGGACAAATTCCAAAGCGTTTTAGGTGTGCATTTATCTCGTTGAGTTTGTGAGATAAGATTTGTTTTTTTAACTTTCCAGTGGGGTCGAGGTCGCCCCTTGCTTTAGAGTAGTATTGTTCCCGATACCAAAGGGCTAGATAGGAAAGAGTTTGTCCGCTTTCATTTAATAAAGATTTCATTGATGCTCCTTAAGTGTTTCCATTAATTAAATCATATCAATCTTTTCTTGAATTGTCAAGTAATTTCCGTAAAATCTTCCTTCCGAAAACAATAGAATTTGTGTCCCTTCCATTCGGGGAATTCGGGATCGACTGACTCGAAATGGTAATAGATTCCGAGTGCGGTTTTTATCGTTCCAATTGGTTTGCAAACTTTAAATGTTTGTCCGAAAGAATTCACTCGGTAACGGCGATCTGGATGGCGTGATTCACAATATTCTCCAATCATCGGGATCACGTCCCCACGTCGTTCACATAACAACTTCCGAACGGCAAACTAAACCGAGCCACAGCCTCACCTATTCGAGCTTCTGCTTCAATCAGCCAATTGCCGATCGTGTCGATGGTCACGCCCACGATTCGGGCGATCGTTCGGGTCGGAATAGTTCGCTCTCCCGTGTCTATCGGTTCTGCGGTTCGGATCAGAACTTCCTGCCGCTCAAAATTTGGCAAACTGTCAAGGTGTACACCATCAGCCGAGTATTCTTCGGGGCGGGGCGGTTCGGTCTTTTGCTCCGAAGCTAGAACAGTAAACTCTTCTTCCTCGAATACTATTTCTTCTACGGCGATCGCTTGTGGCTCTTGGAAGTGTAGAGTTTTTCCCTCAAGCCGTCCGTGTCCGGCTTTCTGCAATTGACTGAGTAGTTCAAGAGCGAGTCCAGAGTTCATCTTTTGCCCGTCAATCTTCCGGCTCTGAAATTTTTGGTGAACCTCGCGGGTCGTAATTTTGCCAAAAGTTCTCACGATTTCCCAGATTTCATGCAGAATACCCTGAATGGGATTCTGATCGTCGCCCCCGGTGATGCCCTGAATAGCGAGAAATTGGTTGATATAAAAATCGGTCACGGCGGCCGCTTTCGCTGCGGTCTGGACGGGGATTTTGTAAAGATCGGTGTGTTCGGGATCGTAAATCCAATTCAGCAAGTGGATGGTAATAGCAAACCGCAAAAACTCTTTCATCTGTTTCCCGATGTACGCCGTAAAAGCGGGGTTTTTGGCTCGATTTTGCTTAACGAGATTGTTGTAGCGGTGATTCACGTCCCATGCAAAAGTTTCGCCTTTCTCGGTAAACCAAAGATCGTAACGTTCGACACCGCTTTCCCCGATTTCTAGCTCGATACCGCTTACCCGATTAAACGCTTCTAGTATCAAGTCCTCGACCGAGTTCTCGTCCATTGGCGGGCGACCGGGGACGGGATCGAGCGGTTCGTTGATCAAAAAATGAAACCGGGAAACTAGCCCATCCACATCATCGGAAAGATCGAGGTACTTCCGAAGTTTTCCGACTTGTATCCCCCCCAATATATTAAGGGTTTGCCCGTTCATGCTGTACCGACTCTCGCGGTTTACGCGGTCAAAAGTGAATTGTAGCGGATCGTTCCAAGCCTCTAGTAATTTCTGGCGATCACTTCCCTTTCCGCCGCTCTTGTACTGGTTCATCCCGTCAAATAGCCCGGTTAGTTCGTCGGCCAGCCATACCGAACCTTGCCACGGGGACTGCAAGGAAATCGATTTTAGAATTGCATCTAGGGTTCCATGATCGTAGACCCATCGTTTAGCCTTGCAGTGTTCTCGCTCGTAAAGGCGCGGGTTAACGCTAGGATTTGTGATGTTCTCCTTGCGTTCCTCGCGGGTCATTTCAGCCCATGAGGACTTTAAGTCTTCAAGGTGTACCTCTTCTTGATCCACTCGCATTTGCTCGACTTTATCCCGTTCCTTCAAAACGCGGTAAATCTGCTTCTGTGTCGTGGTTTTTCCGCCGCTCGGATAATCTACATCCGCCATGTAAAAGATTGGGGATTCTTTCCAACAATTCCTGGAGTTTCTCGCTGTGCGGAGATTGACAGCAAATCGAGAACCGAGGATTGCGCCCATGACCGGCCAGAGCGAATGCAGTAGTCGGATCGATGGCTGGTTGATCGTCTTAGCCCGTGAATCTAGAGCTTCGGCGAGGGGGCGGGGAACGATCTTGAATATATCGAGCTTGTCTTGCCGATAGTGATTATTCTGGAGAAAGTCAGTTATTCCCGTGTCGATCCGTTCTGACTCTTCTAGTTCCCGTTCCCGTGCCTTTTTCAGTTCGCGAATATCGCTCGGTGTCTTGCCCGTGAGTTTTGCCCACTCATGTATCTTCGCTTCCCACTTAGTAAGGGTCAGGTGTTGTTCGATCGCTGCGTCAATGGCGGGGACGATATCCTCTAGGGATAGCAGTTGCTCTGTGGGTTTGCTTTTAGGCTCCCTAACCCGTAATTCTTTCGGGGTATCGACTACACCCGCCAAGACTTGCTCTTTTGTGGCTTTTGTTTCCTCGATCCAATCGATTAAATCGCATCCTCCGGATTCGGGAAGATGATCCCACAATGGGGAATCGGGGTAGGCGTACAGGAAGCGAGCGTCGGGAAAATCTTGATAGATGCGCTGAACGTGCTTCACGCCAGGATTATCCCGGTCTGGGCAGAGAATTAGTTTCGCTCCCTTCAAAAATTCCGAGTGTGATGGTTGCCATTTTCCCGCCCCGCCGAGGCTACAGGTGGCGACGAATCCCATCGCTTCTAACTTCTCTACCTTGTTCTCTCCCTCGACTACTAGAATCGGAGTTCCCACCCCGATCGCTTTCTTCAGTCGTTCGGCATGGTAAAGGGGAATCTCGCTGTAGTTAATGCCTTGCAGGTTCCAATTCCACGTTTTCCCGTTGTTTGTCGAGTGTTGCTGACGAATTTCTTTTTTCCATCGCCCGTCTTCTTGGTAATCCTTCCGGTACACTTGGACGATCGTGCCGTTGGCAAGCTTGGGATAGGCGTAGTAGGTGGTTTTCTCTTTCTTAAATTCTGAAAACTTCTTGTCACGCTTCAAATAGTAGATAGAATCGCCCGCGCTGTCGGTTTTTCCCGACTTCTCCCACCCCTCGCCGGGTTCCGCTCCTCGCTTGCAGACAGAGAGCAGATTTCCCTCATCCGATGTGAATCCGTAACAGTAATTTGTTTCGTTTCGATTCCCGCAGTGGGGGCAGGGTTGCAACTTGACGCGATTGTGTGTTATCATAGTATTCATAAGATACATTTGTGTTTTGGAACTCGCTCCCCGCGAGTTTTTTTATTGGACATCGGAATTCTCCCGAAAAGATTCTATTAAAAATCCTAACAGAAAATTCCTGACAAAGGAATACTACAGAAAGTAATCTTAAGTAATCTGTCTAATTTTTTTACGAAGCTTGGAAACATAAAAAGAATCAGCTTCTTTCTTGATTTCCTGTTCGATTTCTGGGGGAATCGAAAGATATAAAGTGATAGCTGACTCTAAAAGCTCTCTTTTGGTTTTTCCCGTCTGTTTTTCCCTCTCCCCGACACGATCCCAGAGATCGGAATCAATGTACGAGGAAAATTTTGTGGCGGGAGATTTTAGTTTGGCAGTCATGATAATTCTAGTAATGCGATAGATGGCTCTGTTCTTAGAATAGCACAGCGTCTGTCCAATATTGACATTTATGTTATGTTGTCGTGTTTATGGAATACGCGCTAGAATATTTTGTATTCCATTAACATACACACTAGAAAGTTGATATGGCTGTATCGCGTACTGTTACCAACGAAAAAGGCGAAAAAGTTCCGAGGAAGCGCACAAAATCTTCTGCGTTAACCGAGCATGGAATTGAACGCCTCGGCAAATGTCTCAAAGAAAAACGAGAAAATTTGGGGATGACCCAAGAAGCTTTTACGGATTGGATCGAAGCGGAAGGAGCAAGGCTAAAAATCCCCGGGGCAAGAGTATCTGTTGGGGCGATCCAAAACTGGGAAGTCACCCGCATTGCCTCTTGTCCCGATCTTGGAAATATGCGACTCTTGGCTGCAGTATTTGGGCTTGACACAGATTCGTTCGTAACCTACCTAAATGGTGAGTGGGATTCAATTAGCGAATTTACAAAAGACCCTAATTATCGCAAACAGGGACAGCCGAACCTAAATCCCAATCTAGCGGCCGAGATATTCCGAAATGCCGACATTCAGGTTAAAGCCCCGATTATTGTCGGGGAACTACAGGCACTTTTTGCTAAAATTTCGGATTTTCAAGCAATTGCGAGAGATTTTAAGTCTCTCGCAACATTCTTGAGCGTCTACCCATTGATCGGACTTCAAATCTAGATAGACTTGGGACAATAGATTGATCTGAGTTTTTAAATGGTAGACACGGCGCTTTAGTTACTCAATCTCGTTCATGTCAGGATTAGCAAATAATTTTGACACTATTAAAATTAAAAACGACAAGTCTTTAAAATGATCTCGATCACCGTGGGAGGTGATAAGTTAGAGCAGGCATTCGATTCGCCGACCGTGGCACGACCACTCCATCCTTCTGCATCTGGATCGTAGAATTTTTCGGCTTCCGAAAGTACGGAGTAAGTTAACCTTGCAAAGTTGATTTTTTCGGTTTCGGCATCAGGGTGATATGGATTGCAGGCAAGAGTGTACTTGTTGCCAACGAATTTTTTGCTAGTAAATTTGTCAATTTTTTTGGTTACGATTACATCGTGCATCGTAAGGATGATGGGAAAAATATCATAATAATTATCGATCATGCGATCAATCGACTGATAAACACAACGGGGATCGATGTAGGTTTCTCCCAATCCCGACATTGTGACTATCGCACAACCTTTATAAAAGGTGATCCGATTTTCTTCGATTAGCTGATCTGTGAATCCTTTGACCTTTTCCCAGTATTCATCGACTTTCGGGTGATCACACGGCCAATTATCTTTTCCCTCGATAGCTTTGACAAGATTCCAGAACGACCGCTCAAACGCGCGGGAATGAAAGTATTCCTTATCTTCGATTGTCCATTCCCGTCGATCTTTGGGCATATCCAGATCGATTGCAAGATCGTCCGATTCACACTTCATCCCCGCTACACATTGAGCGGCAAAATCGGCGTACTTGGATAGAAGAAACGGGACGGCAAGGTGATCGCAATCGTAGGAAATGGCGCAGAGCTTCATTTCGGCATTGTCTTGATTCCAAAGATATTGGCTCTCTTTTTCACTTGTCCCTAGATACGCCATGTACAAATGCACTGCGCTACAGATAGCGTCAGCGTCTAATTGGGTGGTGCAAAAAAGGATATTGTTGTCTTTCTCTTTCGGGAATTGAGAAGGAAGATCTATCCCCATTTCCGCGTTAATTTCAATTGTTTTTTCGATGTCATCGATTTGGATCTTTTCGCCTCCCGGTCGATGGTGATCAAAATGCCAATCCCTTGATCGGGGTTTCCATCCAGGGACAGTTCCATCGATCATGATTACTGAACATTCTCCGATTTCTTCAATCTTGGCGTTGAGAACTTCCGCGCGGGTTGTGACTAAAAAATTAAGGGTCATTGCTGTTACTCCTGATGATTGTTGATAAAAGGTGATCGGCGTTGTCAATGCCCCCTGACAAGCTTTTTAGAAATCGTCCGAATCTTCAGAGACGGGGACAGTTTTTAGTAATCTGTCCTCGATCATTGCGTCTACTTCTGCGCTGATTTCTGGATTGATTTCGTTGCCGACTACTTGTTCTGCGGTAAACGTAACTTTTCCTCCCGTGTCGGGATTACCGCTTTTATTTAACGCGGTAATTCTATCAAGAACAGCTATTTTTAGAGCGTCCTTATTTTTGCTGTTTTCTTTGTAAATTGATTCCGCCACAAAAGCGTCAACCCCTGCGTTTACTAATGCTGTGACGTGAATATCTTTCCAGCATTTCCCCTTAGCTTTTTCGTCCTTGAAAGCATTGTGCTTTTTGAAAATATCTCTCGCAGTATCTGAACTCATTCCCAATTCATTAACTGCGTAGTTCATCATTCGGGGAACCCATTCGGAAATATCGGGTTCGGTTCGAGGCTTGACTACTTCCACATTGATTGCGTCCCCGTTTTCGTTTACTTCTGCTCCTAGTTCGTCAAAGGAATAAACAGGCGCACCGAGGGCGAGATCGGGACAGAACTCGCGGAACCCATTAGAGATACACCGAGCGAAAAGCATATTCTTAGGAAACTTCTGCCAGTTTGGATTACTACCGAGTCCTGCGGTTTTTGCGTCCAGCATCGTGAACGAGGTCACGCCGAGCGATTCCCACTTGCCCTGTATTAACTCAAAAAATTCAATCTCGCACTTGTCAGCGTCGTGCAATAATTTTTTGTATCGATACTTACCTGACCCCTTAATTAGGGTAGCCATTAGGTTGGCACTAATAACAGGCTTGCCTTTAATGATATGAATTCCAGTCATCGAGGCAAAAGCGGGAATCCCCAACTCTTTCCCGGCAAGAACTTTTACAAAACATTGTGCCACTGATTGCGTATCAGTAAACAGCTTGGACTCTGCCATTAAAGACGCTAGTTTTTTCATGTCGTCAATCGTCTTTAACTCTAGCGGACTCGATGAAGCTTTAACAATTTCGCCTGACATAATTTTATCTAAAGAAAACTCAACTTTCTTAAATCATATACAGTCTTTCTTGAATTGTCAAGTAGATTTCTAAATTATTTTAGAAATCTAAGATTAGGGAAAATAGCGAGGTGGGTAGTACAAGTATCCTACGTTGAGGATGTTAAAGCGATGTTAGGGAGTAAATAACATAAGAAAAAGTATATATATCAATACTTCTATCCTTTTGTTATGGATGTTTCCCCGATCCTCGACTCTCGTTTTTTCTCTACAGAAAACCTTCATCTTAGCGGTTGACCTCGCTTATCCCTCTCCTATCCTTCTTTCTCACTAGGATCGGGATAACTCCAATAACAAAACCCTAGAACCCGTTCCCCGTGGACGTTTCGGGATGTTAGAAACTCTCTAACATTGGAGGGGGAAAAATAACAGAGAAATTACTTGACAATTCTGATCGGGATCGATTAAGATAAGGATAAGAATCGCACTCTCGACGTAGGGAAAATTTTATATCAAAGGACTAAAAGCTTACGCCCCCCTGCAAAAAGGAGATTTTTATGCGTTTTTTTGAAGAAATCATAGAAGGAGAAACAGGAAAGTTATTAGATGAATTAGGATTAGGACATAAATTGTCTCTTTTGGAAAAAGAGACAGAATTAGAGTTGACAGAGCTAGAGCTATTGCTCATTGTATTAAAAGCTGTTGTTTGCCCAATTCTATCTCAATATTGTTACCATGATGGACTTCGCTTTAAGTCAGATAAATATGCTACCAAAAATAGTTTCTCTTATAGTGGCATGATCGTATGGTTTATTACTTGTTGCGTTAACGGCAAATATATTGATGTAGTTGGCAAGTCACCAGAACAGGCGGTTTTTAACTGTATTAAATTGTTTACTGGAATTGTTGCCAATAAAGATTCCGACACTGATCAGCATAACTTCTTTATTGAGTTTAGAAATAATATGGAATCAAACAAAAGGATGTATGAACGCTTCTATGCCTGACTAGATTTAAAGTCTCTTGTGAACTCTCCGATAATGTCGGAAATGCTTCAAAAGTTTTTAGAAAAAACAAAAACCGATGTTAGTTAAACGCTCACCCCTAATGCTTCCTTGAAAGCCACGGGGTAACTTGAATTCTGAAAAACCCGAACAGTGTACGCCGATTGGACTGATCCCCAATCGGCTATTTGTTGTGCTGAGGTGTAGGTGACAGATCGCTCTCCCACCCCAGTTACGAATTCCCGTCTTATCGTGCTACCGTCGTAAATTCTGACCGTGTAGGTATCGAGTTCACCTGGGGCAAACGGAATATCGATATAGTCCGTCCATCGGCCGTTAATCCGCGTTCTCCGATACCACGAAATGATTACGTCACCGCCGACTCGTTCCGATGTCACAACCGCAGGAAACGGCTTGACGCTTTCTAGTGTGACTGTGTGGATTGTCTCGTTAGCAACTTCTGTCTCGGTCAATCCATCTGGCACGATTTTAAAACGAACTTCCCGGTTGACATCGAACAATTCAGCAGGTAGGCGGACAAGATAATCAGTAAGCAGTACGAACCGCTCTCCGATAGCGTGATTGTCAATAAAAGCCTCGGTTCCTTTAGTGCCACGAATCATGTAGGAAATATCAAAAGTTAGTGGATTATTCGAGACAATTTCCGCATTTTTAAAAGCGATAATTTCGCCCGTAGAAAACCAACCGAGTTGTTTTCCTGACAAGAATTTCTCAAGTGTTACTGGCTCGATTTCTCCTGAATCCATTCTTACTTGGACTGTATTGAGGTCGTCAATAAAATTAGGAGACGAATTATTAAAGTTTGTGCTAAAACTTAACACTGTCCCTGTCACACTTTCGCCAGTAATAGCAGTAGCAAAAAGGTAGCTTTCCCCGCCGTCCTCGGAGTAAAATATTGTCCCAGTTCGATAGTCTTCATCTCCTTCAATTGCAAGATAAAAACCCAGATCGGCATCCGAGGAATTAACCGGTGGGCATTCAATAACAATCGCTGTAGCCGAACCGTAGCTTGCAGGAGTTTCGACGGGAGGGGCAAATGGAAGATCGACAATAATTTCTAATAAATTATCGCTTGTAAGCTGGTCTATGCCAGTACAGTCGGTTACTTGTGACCACGTTGAATCGGCAGTGAGTCCATGGGCTGTATTTCGGGTAAAAATGAGATTGTCGTCAGCATCATAAATCCTAAATTCGGTATTTGGCAGTGGCGAAATCTGACCGAGCGGCAAGGTAGTTTCTACTCGCATCGGGGAACGGTAAAACTCAATCGGATCAAACACCGTTCCCTTTTGAATGCGTGTAATCCACTGCCCAAATTGGGGAGGAACCGGAGCATTGTAAACTCCTAAATCGTAGACCGCTATATGCTTGCACTGGTTTGAAAAGCCCTGAAATCGAGTCGCTTCTAACTCGATCAAGTACCCTGCGCCTCTAACTTTTTTTGTGATCTGTAAAACCTCTCGATGGAATAAGCGGTCGCCGTCTGCCGATATTAAATCTCCTACGGCAAGATCGTCCCATGTGGGCAATAAAAACATTTTAGAAAACGTTTTGGATTGCGAGCGTCCGAGGAAAAGAATGCGAGATGCAAGCGTGATAAATAAGTTATCACTAGATATTAATTTGGTTTGAATTGTTAGTTCGTTAGTGTGTTTTGCGGCGGGGTCTTTTGCGACAACTGAAATAGCGTCTTGGTCTTTATTAATGTTTAATCCGTTTACTGTTACGGCACTTGGGATTTCTCGAAAATGTGTAAGCTTTATTTCATATAAATCTATCGGACGATCTCCGAATTTTTTTGCCCCTAATGACAGTTTCGGGATATGGGTGACTTCCCCTGCTGTTTGCTGTTTGAAAATAAGCTTATCTTTTGTTTCTCTGACTATCAAGAAAAACGCTCTCAATAATTCCCCGATCTGATCGGCGAACGAGGTTCCATCAAATAGTAAATCAAAGCCTTCAATCTCTAAATTATCGGGAACCCCGCTCACATCGACTTTATTTTCGGCTATTCCCGCTATTTCGCAAATTCGTACAAGAATATCTTTGACTTTAGGATTTTCGCCGCTTTGCCCCACAACTTCCACTTCAATTTGAGGAAATCCACTGCCTTCATATTCAGCGATTGGATAATCATCAAAAGCCATATAACTCCATCCTTTAAATACAGGAATGGGGTAGTCTGGTTCGTTCTCTTGGATTACCGAGGATGGCGTAGTCTGATCGCCCGTGTAGATTGTGCAATGCTCTAAAAACCTTTCGCTTCTCGGGTCATCCGACTCACTACTATAAACCAATATCCGGTTCATCCAAACACGCCGGACAGAACTGATTTCCCGTGCGATTGGATAAGCGGCTGTTAAAAAGTAGGAAAAAGTTTCTATTTGTGTCCCACCACCTTTCCCTCCCGATACTTTTCTTCTTTCTTTTAGCTTTAAAGCCCACATCATCGGCAATCCTTTTTTTCGCACCCGCCCAAAGGGGAGGGAGAGGGAGAATCCGAACTCAGCATCGGGAACACCGGTGTCCTCGATTTTCCCTTTTTGCTGTCGCGGGCCAGACGGGGCTAGTAGTGTTAGGAGTAGATTGGCTCCGAGTCCGATAGCGGTAGGGATTAGGAAATTAGCCACGGTTTAAACAAGAATCTTAAAGTTTATGTTAATATTTTACCCGATAAATCAAAACAAGCGTTCTTATGACATCAGCGAGATAAGAACAGATTACGCCTTTTTTCGTGTCGGCGTGAAGATATACCTCCTTCCCCGCATAAATGCCGACGTGAGTTATTACACCCGCTCGCTTGAACACCAGCACATCGCCAATATCGGGTTTTCCTTCCACACGGACTAGATAGCGATCAAGGGATTTTACAAGGAAGTTGTTTCTAGGAATTCGTTCGTAGTTTTCGAGGGTAAAGTCTGGCGAGAGAAACCCCACGCTCACTCCAACGCCGGCGAGGAACCCGACGCAATCGCAACCGATACCTTTTTTGCTCTGTCCATGATGCCATGGCGTTCCAATCCACTCGATCGCCTCGGTAACGATCCGCTCACCGATTGGCGCAATAACAAACGTGTTCATACTCGCTATTCTTCTGTATAGACCCCATCGCTAACCCGTTGCGGTAAATCGTGCAGAGATTCTCCTGTATTGTCCGATCTCCCCGGCACGACGGTAGTACCCCCCACACAATCGCCGCCACGATCATGATTACCACCGTTATTAATCCTTTGCTCATCCAAAAAATCTCCGCTTTGTTCGCTCATTTTGGGCGTTCTCACGCTCTTTTAACTGAGTTAGGGAATATCCCATATCATTTCGTGATTCTATCGTAACATTGCTCACATTGGTGATCGAGAGGGATTGATTAGACGAATTATTGTTCGAGGTCGTAACGCTGTAGCCAGTTCCCCCGACAAATCCCCCGCTGGCGTAGTTTTTGATCGGGGCATTTTTGTATTCCAGATAAGACTTGGCTTCGTTTGCGGGGATAACATATTCGTCTTCGTTGGCCACGATCAATCGGGGGTTTCTCCCTCCGCTCATAGACCGTTCACGCCGGAAGGCAGAAATCACATTTTTCTCTATCGGGGCATCGGCTCCGATTTTTCCGCCAGAACTAAAGAGGCTGAATCCCGTTCCTAGAGAAAAGTTAGATGCACCCGTAAATGGGGTAGAGGCAATAGGCGAGCTAAATCCGCCGAGGGAACCAGTGAATAGGCTTATTGCTCCTCCTAGTAGCCCACCTCCTCCGCCGCCAGACGGGACTGGGGAAGATGCCCTCCCACTTCCTCCAAAAATTTGCATGAGCAACTGATTGGCCGCCATTTCCCCGATTTTCTGTAGAAAGCTGGTCAGAACGTTCAGCATTTGCTGTAGGGTGTCCCGTCCCCCAGTGAACGCGGATCGGAGTAAATCCCCAAACGCTCCCACCGCAGGATTAGCCTCGATAAACGCGGAAGCGAGGTTAGCCTGTTGCATTTTGTCGAGGGCGGCCGACATTTCAAATAACTGGGTAGGAGATAAAGCACCTTCTTGGGCATATCGCTGGAGTTCGAGGCGACGACGAGCGAAGTCTGCTTCTATGCGGAGCTTTTGCGCTTCTCCTGCACTGAAAAGCGTTCCGAGTGGGTTCATCCGATTCCCCGCGTCGATCCCGTCTGCAATTAGATTGTTGTAACGTTCGAGGGCGGCTACCCGCTCATCCTCGATCATTCGCATGGCGGCCGCTTCACCCCTGATCTGTCCATAGACGCTCAGTTGATTGTCGAGAGCTTTGTATCCTTCAAGAATAGCGGTGTTTCGTTTGTTTTCGGCTTCAAGAGCCTTGAATGCGTCATCGTTACCCGTGTCTTGAAATAGCCGCGCCCGTGTTTCTTCCGAGTTTTTAGCGAAATCCGAGGTAAGTTGATCGAGCGATCGAATTTGGGACTGGATCGACTCTCGTTGTTTTTCGATCTCCCGGCTCCCATTGCGTCGGGCTTGTTCGATTTTTTCCGAAAAAGTGAGATAGCCCTTAGAGGAGCGCATTAGGTCAGTCGAGGTGTCTCCCGTGTCTCTCAATCCGATCTCGGCTTGAATTCGAGCCTCCTGTGTTTGTTGGATCAGTCCTGCGATCCGATCAAGGTTTTCCCGCCTTGCCCGTTCGAGTTTAAGTAGGTTTTCTTCTTTTTGATTCTGTAGGGTTTTCTCACGGGTAATCCGAATTTGAGTATCGAGTTCCCTAGCTCGATCGTAGTCAAAAGTTGGGAGCGGCGTGAGCGGGATGTTCGCTTGTGGTTGTCCCGTCAGCACACCAGAATATCTTCCGACGTTGCCAGCGTTGTAATTCGCTCTTTCTTCGGGAGTGAGAGGCTGAAGGTTCGGGTTGAGAACTTCCCGCGTAAAACCTTCCCAGTTTTTGTAGAGACCCGATCGCATTAGCAGGCGGTCAAACTCTTCTGACCCTGAAGTGCCGACTTGCTGAACTACCGAGGGGTGACGGATTTCGTCGGCGTTGACCGGCGATCGATAGCGCATCGTTTTGGGATCATAATTCGGGGAAGGATCGTATTTGTAAATCCGCCCGTTGCCATAGTCAATGTAGTCTCCTCTCTGTAATGTTCGGGGATTGTTCGGAGTTCCCTGTCTGTATTGTTCGGAGCTTTCGCTATTGTTCGGAGCTTCCCCGATTGCTAGGGCTACATTCGGGACTTTTCCGCCCGCAATTTTTCCCGATTTAGCGAGTAGTTTCTTGGAATTCTCCAAAATTCCTGCCCATATTTCGTTAAGCGACTTAAATGTTAGTTGTTGCTGTGATAGTTCACGGACTATCTGGACTTGTTGCATCCAGAAATCCCGTAGCTGTTTTAAGCGGTTCCGTTCGGCATCGTAGATTTGCTCTTGAATGTCTCGTAATTGTCGAGCGAACTGGATTGACTGATCTCGAATGTCGAGCGGCCGTGTTCTCAGGCTATCCGCTTCGCCTTGAATCGAGGCTATTTCATCCCGATATTGTAGGATGAGGTCATCTAATTGCTTCTGTAGTGAGCTTACGCCAGGTGTGCGCCCAGAAAGCATCGACACCTGCAAGCGTTGGTTTTCGAGACTTCTTTGACTTGCTCGGAATTCGTTTTCCGCTTCGATGAGAGATCGTTGTAACCCACGGATCATGTCTCCGTAGGCTTCTTTAAACCCTCTTACCTCGCGGGCAGATTGAATCTGGTAATCCTCGATCGATACTCGGAGGTCAACTACCTGTCTTTGCAGTCCGGTGTAGTAATCCTCAATGTCGGTTGTCTGGTCACGCAGGGATAATTTTGCTTGCTCGATCTGGAGTTGAATTCGAGCAATATTGGCTTTAACTTCGAGGGGATCGCCCTTGAGTGTCCCGACTAGCTTTGATTGCTCAAAAGCGAGTTGTTTGTAAAGTTTTGAGATCTCGATTAGTGTCTGGTCACGGGCGAAAGTCTTGACCTGATTTGACGCGGTTCGAGCGGTCAGCCCGATCTGTTTATTGGTTGCCTCGATCTCGATCGCCGTAGTCGTATAGAACTCAACAAGATCGTTTTGCTGATCCCGTAAGGTTAAGCGTGTCCGGGCGATGTTCGTTTTAATTCGGGCAATATTTGAGCGAATTTGCAAGGGATCATCGACGTTTGCCGCCAGTCTTTCTTGTTCGACTGCTAATTGCTTGTAAAGCTCCTCTAGGGATACCCGTGTTTCGGCAGGTTGTAACGAGCGAAGCTTGCCTGTCGGTGTGGAGGAGTAGAGCTTTTCCTGTTGTCCTGCGATTAGGATTTCGTTAGCCGCTTGTTTTTCGGACAGCTGACGACGTTTCCGCTCGGTAATTATTTCCCGATTGATAGACTGAATTTCTTTCTCGGACTGTAAAATCTCTTGTCTAGTTGTGGCGTAAGTTTTCGCCATTTCTAGGATGTTTTTAAGGGCGGCGTTCGATTCGAGATCGCCCGAATTTTCGGACATGACCCGCTCGATCGCTTCCGGGGAAAGTAGATTCCTAGCGATCGCCTCGGAAAAATTCCCGACCCCTAATCGCTTAAGATCGTCCTTGAAGTAAGTGGACAGCGTTTTGTCAGCCGCCTCGGTAATACGACTACTTAGCTTCGCCCCGGTTTCCGACGCGGTTGTTTGAAGGGATGCAAATTTTTCTTTGGCTGTTTGTAGCGACTCTTCACGTACCTTGACGTTAAATTCGTACTCGTTGAGTTGTCCCAATGCGAACGCTAATTCGTTACCGATCTGTCGATTTAGTGATTGTCTGGCGTTAATAAAGTTTCGGTTTTCTTGGGCGTTAAGAGTTCGGTTAAAAGCGTACTGAAGTTTTTTGTACTCTTTTTCCTGATCTCTAAGGACATTGAGATAGTTCTGCTGTTCGGCTTTAAGTCCAGCGATAATTCCCTTGAGACGCTCCGATTTTGCCCCATAATTCTTAAGCGTACCCCCGCTTTTTTGATACTCTTCTTCTAGTGCTGCGAGCGCGGCTTCGGCGACCTGTAAATCCGCGGTGATGCGAGAACCGACCGATCCTAAGCGTCTATCGATCGCTTCCTGCTCTTGCTTCATTAATTCCTGTTCTCGCTCGTTCAGGCGCGCTACCGCCGCAAAATCCTCTTTATTTGCGGCGATTGCCCGTTCTGCCCGAACTTGAGCGAGCGAGTTCCGGAGACCTTGCAATGAGTCGATAAACTTATCGATCCCAGCTGTGTCTGAAAGTACGGTTTGATAGGTTTTTAGGTTCGTCTCTAGCCCCTCTGCGCCTTCTCGGATGTTTTTGAGATTTTCTTGCTGGTCGCGAACAGCATTGTTTCGCTTAAAGGTGTAAACGGTTCCGACCGTCAGAACGTTAAAGAATTTCTCGGTTCCCGATAGGTTCATATCGGGGAAAAATTTATTCCAGAGATTTTTGTTTTCGTTTTCGGGTTCAATTTTCCCTAAATCCTCTAAAACTTTTCTCGATTCTTTGAGGGTTTGAAGCGAATTTTTAAGATTTGCGTCCCCGTTCTCGAAAATATCGTAAAACGTTTGAAGCGCAACGATCGTCGCCGCAGGAACGATCATCGCTCCAATTGTTGCTTTTAGCACTCCGCCCGCTACTTTTGCCGTGGCAGACAACATTTGCATTTTGGTCGTTGTTTGCCCTGCGGTAACTCCCATCGCAAATAACGAGGCGTTGTAAGAAGCGATTAATCCTTGTCCTAGCCGAGTAGCGGCGGAAAATTGCAGTACCGATTTTCCGAGTAGTCCGATTGTGGCGATTACCGCAGACGCGCTTACCGTCGCAACTAAGCCGAGATTGTCATTTAGTCCTTTTAGGAGAGTATTAAGTAGCTGTAGCGCGGGATAAGCCACAACGCCAAATTTTTCCCCTGTGGACATCGATAATTGTTCGATATTGTTCTGATAGCGGTTCATTTCCGCCTGTAAAGTTTTGCTCGATGCACCGATTCCCCCCGCACTTAGGCGTTCGTACTCAGCCGCTAACCGGGGGATCACGTCCTGAGAAAGTAATTGCCCAGCCGACGCTTGCCGGTAGAATTCAGCGGTTGTCATCCCCATCGCACGCGCCGCAACAATCAGCGCGTCGTACAGTCCCCCAGACTCGGTTAATTGTTGGGTGAATTCTTCTACTGATAGCACCGAGCGGGCGGCCATTTGGTTGATCGCTCGGAATGTTTCAGTTTGCTGTTGTGGGTTAGTTTGCCGTACCGCAAGGGCAGATTGAAAACCCTCAAAAATGTCATCACCTTGAGCTTGTAGTGGTGAGCCAGTCGTCACGATCTGGAACTGGGCGTATTGCTTGGCTGATTCTCTGAATGAGATACCAAGTTCATCAGCCCGATTTCGCAGTCCGTCAATTGCCGTATCAACGTTGTTAACGCCAGCAATGTCGAGGTTGATCCTGATTTGCTGTAATTCGGTAAATGCGAGTAACGAATCCGTGACCGCTTGTTGTACTCGGAACGGCAAATCCTGAATTGCAAAAAACAAAGGCTCTAACAGGAATTCAGCGGTTTTGAATAGCGCAAATCCCCCGATGACTGCTAGTGATGCTTTGCGAAGGTTGATCATCCCACCAGTAGCGGCATCGAGTTCTTTGTCGAGAGTTCTGAGTGCTTTGCCACCGACCGAGAGGAAATTGATAAATCCGTCAGCTTGGGCGATAGCGGTTTTAAGTCCAGTCACGATGCCGTCTGTAAAGCCACTAGAAACGCCCGCTTTTTCAATACTATCGAGAGCGTTGAAAATATTGTCTCGTTTTTTATTCCAGTCTCCAAGAATTTTTTCTCTTGTCGTTTTTGGTTCTATTCCTAATTCTATTTTTAAGTTTTTAAGTTTTTCCTCTTCTTTGTCAAGTTTATTTATTGCCTCTCTAGCCTTTTGAATATCTTTTAAAGCTTTTTCAGCCTCTTTAGATACATCAAACTTTTCTTTTTTAGGTTCAGGTTCGGGACTAGCAGAAGCTGCAATACGAGGAGGTCTAGGCGGTTTTTTGCCACCTCCACTGCCGCCTAAGCCAGCTTGAGCGGGAATATTGCTTGCTTCCTGCGGCGAGGGGGTTTCAGTATAATTTTTAGCAAGCTGTTTTATTTTCTTTTCGACTTTTTCCCCTTCGTCTATCACTTTATAAATAACATCTATGTAGTCTTTTGCAGTTTCTCCAAGCTTATTAATGCTTGCCGTGCTAGTAGGTATATTAACTGGTGTTATGCTTGGAGGTTTTGGTAATACTATATTAGAAAAAGCTGAAAGTTTTCTATTCTGAATTGATTTGATAAAATCAGGCGATATAGACTTTATGTCTGGCTTTGGTAAACTAGGTAAAACCTGTTGTGGACGTGATACATTTAAAGATGTAGCTATGAGGGTTGTCCTGTTTTTGTTGATCCGCTGTTTAAAATCTTCACTAAGTTTATTTGCGGTTTCTTCAAAGGCTCTTACTGTACCAGAAGTGTCTATAGTGGGGTTAGAGGATTTGATGTCTTCAATAATTTTTCTCCCCATTGCACTTATGCGCTTCTTAGTAGCTTGCACATAAGTAAAATCTATTTTTTCATCAACGACGCTAAACTCAACATCTATAATACGAGATAAATTAGTATTATTTGACTGTTTTGGCTGTGGTATGTTTTCAATGACTGGAATAGCCTCTAAGGGTTTTTGTCGTTGACTTGCTTTTTTAAGTTTAGATGCAACTTTTCCAGTTATTCCAAGCAAACTTAATAAAGAAGCAACGGTTAACCCATAATTGCCTATAAATTCTAACAGATCGTTAGTTAATGCTTTGTCAGCAGATTCAACTTTTCTAGAAATATGTTTAATTGGTAATATTTTGTTAGTTGTTGATTGAGGACTGATAGACAATTCTCTATCAACAACAGTATCAAAGACATTGCTTGCTGAAAGATTTTTTTCTTTTTCAACAGGAGGGGTAACTACACTAGAAGATTCTGATAGCTTCGCTTGTTTGCTTTCTATTTGAGGACGTTCAAAAAATCTTAATTGGTAAGGGGTAGATTTTCCAGTCCCTCCTAACGATTGTGGCAAAATGCGGCTCATAGATTGACCCGGCACTGTTAACCGCGCCATATTCCCATGATCGGGAAGCATAACAGCAGTAAATCCCATAGAGCGAGCATATTTCTCTAACTGTTGTGGAGTCATGTCTTTTTGACCTTCCATAACAGTTAAATTACCTTCTTTTGTTTTACCGAAAAATACTCGCGGGCGTGGTACTTGATAGGCTAATTGCTGTTTTAGCGAGCTATGGTATCCACCTTTGTAGTTAGCGGGTTTTGGCACTTCATCGTTATATAAAACGTGAAGACCGCCAACAAAAGTGTCATAATCACTTAATTTATTTGATTTTGCACCGCCATAGCCAAATTTTAATTTTCCTTGTTTATTAATGCCGATAAAACCCCTTTCTTCTGCGGCCGCACGATTACGAGATAACTGCAAAACTTGTTCTCTCTGGACAACATCGGCAATCATGTTTACTTGCTGGTTTTTATCTTGCAAGAAAAACCTATCAAACATCGGGCCGGAACTATAGGCGATCGCTTTTCTGTCTTGGAAAGCTTTTTTATCTACATCAACCTGCTTAACAACCTCTACCCCAGTTGTGGCAGGGTTCATCGTGACTCCCTTAAAGGATTCTGTTTGGATAAACTGCTGTGCGTTGGCAGGCATCCCACTAGAAACTATAGCAAGAGTAGCTAAAAGCCCTTTAAGAGTAGGATTAGATAATCCTTTTTGTAATTCTTTGATGACTTTAGTGGTTAACTCTTTTATCTTAGTGGTTAATCTACTTTCTTCTTTTTCAATGCCTATTCCTACACCCTGAATCAGATAACGCCCCGCTTTTTCCCCTTTCCAAGATGGCGATCTATTACCTAATTCATCATTTAACCCATCGATAATATTTCGTGCATTTTTTCTAACGATTTTTTCAGCATCGTTATCTTTTAATCCCTTAGCTAAACCTTCATTAAGGTTTTTACCTGACTCCAAACCACCTTTAGCAAGAATTTGTGTCTGTAAATTATCAACTGACTGTAAAAAGCCACTTAATGATTTATTAATACTTGTTGTGTTAAATTCAGGATTAGCTCTCAACGATGCAATTCCCTTTTTAACTTTTTCTAATTGAAAATAAAGACGTTCTAAAGATTGGATATCTTTAGTAGTATTAATTTCTTGACCAATGTTTTTTATGCCAATGCCAATTCTCTTGGTAAAATCAGCAGGAATTTCTGTAGTTTCAACTTGGAATCCACTAAGTTCTTTTTTCCCTAATTTTGTTCTATCACTTGCTTTTGTTGTTAGTAAAAGTCGAGTTAGTTGGTCAGGGTTAAATTTTTCAGTTAATGATTTCCATATTTCCTCTTTTCTGGCTCCTGCTCCCGATGCTGGTACATCAATTCCCTGATCTCTAGCTAATCCTCGTAATTGTTTTACCGTGTAATATTTTGGGTTAATTGCCTTGATGTTAGCTGGAATAGGACTACTTACCGGGAAAGCTTTTTCGTCAAAATATGGGGTTATTTCAGTAGTAATTAAAGAACCGGCTTTATCTTTTGCGGCTTTTAAAAGTTTCTGGGTTTTACCTTCAATTTTTTGCTGTTCTTCTTTGTCAATTAATTTAGGGACGCTACTGGTAGCCGCCCCTAAAAGCTTCTTAACCCCTTCCCCCGCCATTAACGCCGATCCAGCGACCGCCCCCCCTTGCGCTAAGACGCTGATAGTGCCGTTGGTTAGTTCGGTAACAAGGTTCATTACCGCTTCCGTTAACTGTTGTCCCACTCCAAACGGCAAGCCGCTAAAAGCTTGAGTCATTTGTGTGGCTACGGCTTGGATCATTTCCCGACCGCCTGCACTCATTGCCCCCGCTAGAATGCTTCGCATCTCGTTAACGATTGTGGCATCTAACCCCATCGGGAGTGCGTGGAGAGCGGCCGCTCCTATTGCGGCGGTTCCCCCTACCTGTAGTGCTTTTTTCCCCAGTCCCACACCGGGAATAGCCATAACGGGACGTTCGATCGCTTTTAGAACGGTGAAAACAATTTGACCGAACTTGACGACATCTAGAGAGGCATCCTTGAGAGCGTTTCCAAGTATTCTGCCCGCTTCTTTTACCTCTCTAATTAATACCTGATTTAACAGTTCTGAAATGTTTTCTTGCCCTGTTAAAAGCTGTATTTCACCACTACTATCGGGAGTTGATAATCTAGTAGTTAAAGCACTTTTTAAACCCGCTTGGGCTTTAATAGATATATCTTCTAAGATTTTTTCTAGTGGGCTGTTTCCTCTATCTGTTTCACTACTGCCAAAATCGTCAGGAGCGGGCGGCAAAAGCTTTTGTGAGGATACCTTGTTAATTGCATCTACAAAAGCCCGCATTAATTCGGCGTTAGATTTAGCCCACGGGTCAGGCGTGCTATTTTGCCACGGATCGATTAAAGGACTAGCATATTTAGCCAGAATACCTTTTTTTATTTCATTTAAAGCTTGTTCTATAGAATTTAACGCTGTTATAGCTCTGTCTGTATTTCTGGTTAAGGATTGTTCTAGAAATACAGTAGGATTAAGCTTCTCAGTTTTTGGCGTAGTAACTTTTTCTTGCTTTGGAGGTATAGAAAATGGTTTTGTTTTAGGGTAGGTTATTTTCTCACCGTATTGCTGCAAGAGCGTGGGATTAGTTGATCCTAGTTCTATTAATTGTCCTGGCGTGGTTTGTTTTAACTTTTCTGGATCAACGGTTCGTTTTTCAGGTATTGGCAAAGGGGATTGAAAACCAGACAAAATAGCCCCAGCCACGGCCGTTTTGTCCATCAAACCTTTATACTGATTATTCCCCATCATTCTATCTATGACGGTTTTCTTGTCTTCAATTTTTTGAGCGGCTGTAGGATTAACCTGTGATCCACCGAAGTCTATAGCCCGAATTCCTTGAGGCGAGAAAAATACGTTAGTTTCGGCCAAATCATTATGGACAACACCCATTTTTTGTAATGCCGAGTTTAATTGTCCAACCTGTTTATAAAGAATGGTTGCCGCTTTATTGAAGCGAGTTTTTTCTTTTTGTGCTGTTTTTTCTAAACTTGTTATTTCTTTGTTTAATCTTTCTATTTCAGCTTCATTGCCTTCTTTTGTGACTTTATCTAGCGCAAGGGTAGCATCCGCCAATTGTTTCTGAACTTTCTTGAACGGTTGCGCTATTCTAGTTAAAATTTCTTTTAGCGTTTTTCCTTGTATTCTTTCGGTGACGATAGCTTTATCGGGAACCGCTTTATAAAGAAGCGGCGATAGTCTCCCCTGTAATTGTTTATATGTTTCTAGTTCATTAGGAGTTGCTATCTTTTTATTAACACCTTCTGGGTCAATATCGGTTTTATAAACAAATTCATCAGTTAAAAAGGCAAAGGAGCCGTGCATTCCTAGTTCAGGAAAACCCGTACCGATCGCTTTTATTTTGTCTATACTAGGGACAATTTCAGCGGTTAGTTCCGTGATTAATTTATTGTACGCAAGAATAGCCGCTTGCCTATTTCTAAATAACTTAGTTACTCTTTGTTTTTCAGCTTCATAATCAATTTTTTGTAAAGCAGTTAAATTAGATGTTGAAGCAGTATATTCAGGGAATTGCAGATTTAAGTCTCTAACAATTTCTTCTTTGGGTAAATTTTTGGTAGGAAATGATTTTCCCAAAAAAGCGTTTATTTCGCTTGGGATTGTTTCAGTTGGGAAAAACTTAAGATTTTGTCTGGTTTCGTCCGATAAATTCCCGCCTCGACTAACATATTCTTTTGTTACCTTGTCAATCAAGGTAAACATTTCTATTAAAGCGTCTTGATAGGAGCCAAATTTAGAGCCTTCTTTTCTAAACCATGGAATAGTTTCTGTCTGTAGCTTCCCAGTGCGCTGTTTTACGGTATTGGGATCGAGATTGCCAGCCCACCATGACGGTTTTTCAGAGACTTTTCCGGTCTGGAATTCCGTCATGGACTTATTGTATCCTTCTGCCACTTCCTGATATTTCAGAAAACCAGCAAAATCTCTAGCAAGGTTTTCTGGTAAATTAACGCCTGACGCTTGAAATTTTTCTTTAAATTGTGATGCAATTTTGTCAAATTGATTTCTTAACTTTGCATAAAATTCTTCTGCTCCTTCCACATCTTTAAATGCTTCAATTGCGAAGTTATCTTGCATCATTTCTAACACCAAGTCTAAGACATTAGACTTGGTGGTTTGCCCATCGTATCCTTGCAAAAATCTGTGGAAAGGCAGATCGGTATTAAATTCTCCTGTACTCAACACCGATTCTATTTGATTCATCGAACCGATTAACTCATAAAGCTTATCTCCTGCTTCTACAATTGCTGATATTTTGCCAGGAGATAAATCTGGAATATTGGCGTTAATTGTTGCAAAAAACTTATTTATAAATTCTATGTTTTTAAAAAGATGTTTCTGATGGTGATTTGCACTTCCATAGGGGTTTGTGCTTTCTATCCCCATAAATTGATTTGTTTTATTCCCGATCCCTAGAAGCTTGACAAAGCCGAGGGGATCGGACGTTAGCATCGAAGCCGTGAAGTTTTTGGGTGTGCTTTGGGTTATGTCAACAAAAGGGTAAGCCATTGCTAACGCTTGAGTATCTTTTACTCCCATAAATTGAGCGGTTCTGGCATATTGAATATTATCCACACCACCCAAAGAATATGAAACAACATTTCCTTTACGTCCTTGCTCTTGAGCAAGCATTGTGTTGGCTAATGCTTGAGCCGCAGCAGTTGACGGAGTAAAAGCGTCCAAGCTAGACGATATTTGCCTAAAAGCGTTTATTAAGGTGTTTAGAGCTTCTTCCCCTTCTAAAAAGGTTAAATTCCGAGAAATAAAAGCCTTAAACTGTTTTTCTGCTGGCCTTTCATTTTCTAAATCGGTATCGGTTTCAGGATTTTCTACAGGAATAAATCTTTTTTGGGGAGCTAACGGCTCTAAAGACATAGCTGCTTTACGCCCGCCTTGCCCCCCTCTAAATTGTGCGCCTCCAATGACGCTAACAACGTCTTCCCCTTCTTTTAATTTTGGGAAACCCGCCTTTCTTTCACTGTAAATCTTTTGGGCTTCTAGGGAAGTTCTGTAGTCTTTCATTCCCTGTACGAAGCGTAAAAAGGGGCTAATTTCTTTTAAAAAAGAATTAAGTATATTAACTACTTTTGTCTGAGGTTGTGCATTTTCTAAAAATCGTTGCATTGATAAATTTGCTATTTCAGCTTTGGACAACCCCTGTCCTGCATATTGTTTTTGTATTTCCTCTGTTGATTGTTTGAGTATTTTCGATAGTTCAGGGTCTTTTTGAATTAACCTTAATCTTTCCTTTGTTTTACTTGCAGGAACCGTAGCTATTTCTTGTAGAGTTTTAAACCTTTCTATTACCTGATTTACATTAGTTCTTTTAAAAGCGGCGTTAAATGCTTTTTCTGTGCTTCCAGAGCGAGTCAATTCTGACAAGTAAGTTTCAAGAACTTGATTTTGTCCTAATAAATATCTGTCTATTTTTTTGATAGCAATAGTTATTTTTCTTGCAGCATTGCGTGATGGTTCTACTGCCCAAGTGTTAGAAAATTCTTGTCCGATTCTTTCAAAATAGCCTCTAACAACGTCTCTTAAAACCGTCGCAGTAGCTTTAAAAGGTAAAGCAATGACGCCTGTTACTAAGCGACTAGCCGCCCCAACAATCCCTCCGCGGCTATAGGATTTTCGGATTTCTGAGGCAAGGCGAGATGTTGATCGCTCGATCTCTTTTTCTACTTTGTCCTGATACCCCGAAAACCGATGCTCGACCACAAGTCGGGACGGAACTTTTATATCAACGCTGACACGCTTTAACTCTCGCAACTGCTGATTAAGACTAACAAGTTGCCGATCCTCGACAAATACCCGAATAGGGTTGCGCCGATAGTGATCGCTGGTTTTATCGAGGTCATCCCGTTTTAACTTAAGGTGATCGTTTAGTTGGTACAACGGGCGATCATCTACTTTTACCCCGATTTTCACCGTCACCCCAGAGCGGGCGGCCATACGCTGTAGGGAGACAAGTTGACCTTTTGCCCGTGCGATACCAGTATCGTACTGAGTAGTAATTAAACCTAGTCCGATTTCTAGCGTACCTAGTGAAACGGTCATTTTTCCTTGTCTCCTAGCTGTATGAGTTCGTCGTATAGTCCACAATCCACGATTATTTGTAGGGCATAAACGGGGACTTCCCCGGCTTTTAATGCCTCTACCAATATCTCGGCGGTTTCGGGATCGAAGAAAGTTTCTTTCTCTTTTTCCAGTCGGTATGGGAGAAAATCCCCTGGGGTGAGGTCGCTTATTTTTCCGCTATCCTTGGCTTGGGCTTTCATGTAGGAATGAACCATTGCGGCAATCTGGCTCACGGTTCCCGATAGCGAGTTTATTTCTTCTGCCTTGATTCGCTGCACTCCCGACCATTTTTTGAGAATCATCCAGTCTGGCCATTCGTGCCACTCTTCGGCCGGCAATCCCCAAGCGAACCACTGAAAATAGATTTTCTCCCAATCAATCGGGTTGTTTATCGCTTCTAGGCGAGCGTTAATCGCCTCATCTATTCGTTTTTTTCGGTTTCCTCATCTTCTTTTTCTTTAGGTTCTGGTTCCTTTTCGGACGGCTTTGGCCACTGACTAATATCTGCATAAACATAGTCGTTATAGAGGCGCACCAACATACTAGGGTGGAGAGCATCGATGTCTTCTCGACTAAACTCTACCCCCGCTTTTTTTGTTCGGCGCGGGCTATTCAAAAACAATCGGATTAATTCCCGATTGTAATTGTCGAAAGTGTCTACTCTTTCTTGATAGAGCTTATTTAGTTCGTCAAGGT